TGCCTACCTGCGCGGTGCCAAAGTATCACGCAAGCAACTCGCACCATACATTGGCGAACCAGACTGGCAGGAATAACATGAACCTGATCGCGTACTGCCGCGTTAGCACAATCGAACAAGCCGACACCGGGTACAGCCTCGACGCACAAGAACACTTGATACAAGACTACACACAACGCAATAACCATACGGTCATACAAGTATTCAAAGAACAAGCTAGTGGTGCGGCAACCGTGAGGCCAATACTCGACCAAGCACTCGACGCACTCAACCAAGCAGACGGACTAATCATCATCAGACTCGACCGCCTAGTTCGTAGCGTACAACAGTTCTGTAACTACATAGAACTATTAGAACGTGAGGACAAAAGTCTCATCAGTATCGGAGACAACCTTGACATGTCTTCACCAGCAGGCCGAATGATGGCGCACGTCTTGGCCGCTGTAGGCCAATATGAGCGAGAAATGATAGTGCAAAGAACACGCGAAGGACTAGCACAAAGAAAAAGAAACGGCCTACCACTCGGCAGGCCGCCCCAACCACTACCAACAACAACCAAGCGCACCATCATACGAAACTACCAGACAGGCATGAGTCTCAAAGACAACGCCGAATCAACAAACGTAAGCATAGGCATGGTTCGCCGGGTTTTGCGGTATAATCAGTAATACGCGGGATTGTTGCCCCCGCGTTTTGTCCCATTGTGGGCATCTAAGCGTCCTGGTCGTCCTGTTCCTTTCCGACCGGGGCGCTTTTCTTTACCTTAGAAACCAGCTTCGCAACCTTCCCCAGCTTCTCCTCACCTTCGGCTTCCAGCTTTTCAAGCTCTTCTACTGCTGCGTGTGCTGCTACCAGTCGCGCTTCGGCACGCAACTCTTCAAGCATCGCCTCTCGATCACGACTACTGGCACTTAGTAGCTTTCCACGCTCTTCACTACTCATTTTACTAAAGTCAGTGTGCTTCATACCTCTAACTACCCCCTGAGAGCTTGTGAGAGCGATTCTAAGCGCATCCCACATGTTTTGAATGGAATCATACCAGACCCGTATGTTTTCTTCTTAGAACGCCGGAAATAGGAACGTCTCCCTGACGCAACCTCTTCTGAGACTGCTTAGACCCGGCGAACCATGCGTCGTAACAAGTCTCGCACCGATTCTGCCTATAGTGAGGATGCCACCAAGTACCACAATCGACACAATGGGTACTTGTGGTGCTCCATCCTTCTTGTCCAGGTGGTTCGAATCGTAGTAGCTCTTCGCATTCGTCCTCGAATCCTGTTGCATAGGCTATTTGTAGGGCGTTTTCTGCTAATACTTTTTTTTGTCCTTCGGATGTGATTCGGCCAAGTGATCGTTCACTTACGCCGCATGTTCCTCCAATAGTAGCCATTTCAAGACCACTGTTTTTGATCCATCCGGCTACTATTTTTGCGTCAATATAAGCTGGCGAGTCTTTCTTTTTTAACCATTTTTCGTAGGCTTTGTCTGCTTTTTCTGTGAATGCGTCCATTACCAGGCTTCTCCTCGTTGTTCCATTACTTCGTCGATTGCATCAATGATGTCTGCTGCTAGGCCGGGTTCTCCGCTTGCCATTTGGAATGCTTTAAAGATCCTCGATAGGTTTGTTTGGTGTGCGTCTCGCCGTTTTTTGCCTTCGGTTCGTTGGGTTTGTGGGGTTTGTTGCATGTGTTTGTCCTTTGTTTATGTGTTTTTGGATGTCCAGTAGGCTTGTTGCTATGAGGCTTGTTGCTCCTGCTTGTTCCCATTTTTGGAGTGTGTATTTTTGGATTTGGGTGATTCTTCCTAGTTGTGGTCGTTTTACTTCGATTGCTAGGAGGTGGCCATTGTGGCAGGCCAGGATGTCTGGTATTCCTCTTCCTTGCATGGCTGTGGCGTGTATTTTGATGGCCATTGTGCGGGGTTGTTTGTTTAGCCAGTCTGTTATTTGTTTGGTGATGATTGTTTCTGGCCCCATGATCCCCTCGTACCAGTTGTTTGCGTTTTGTTTTGTTTGTTTTATTTGTTTTGCATTGGCACTACGCCTAACATTCCCGACTAGGGGGGCGTGAGGGGTGGGGGTTCGTACCCCCCCACTAGTATCCTTACAGGATACGTAGCCCCCCAGGGGGTTGGCTACGTGATCATAACCTGATCTTCCCCTAGCATGTTGCGCATGGTTGTTAAATATTGTTCTGGTTGTGCTTCTCTGTAGACCCATACATCGTACTGGTTTCCGTTGGTATTTGTGCGTGTGATTTTGACGTATTCCCAGATGCCGTCGGCTACTTTTTGGTCTGCTATTTCGATGATTCTTCTGTTGGTTCCGTGAACGTGTGTTGTGAGTTGTTTGCGGGCTAGTCCTTCGGGGCTGTCTTTGATGGCTTTTTCGACTGCTTCTTTTACTGTTTTGGCTACGTACATCATGTTTTTAGGGTTCATTTCGTCGTGTTCTTTCATTGTGTTTAGTGTTACTGTGTCTAGTGCGGTGATGGTTGTTTCTGGCCATGAGAATGTGAATGATGGTGCTGGTGCGGTGTCTTTTTGTTCTGTTTCGACGCTAGTTACGGTGTCGTTTGGTTCTCTGGTGAGGTATATGCCGCTGTCTGTTGCTCCGTAGAGGGCTGATGCTCCTCGCATTCGTAGGCCGGGTCGTCTGCTTTTTGAGTCTTGTGATGGTTTAGCTAAATGGTGTACTAGTAGCACTGTTGTACCATTATTAATAATTGGCCTTATGCGGCCAATGAGTTGTTTCATTTCGTCGTTTGAATCTTCCTTGCCGTACCACGCATTCGACAACGTATCGACAATAATCAAGTCACACGTATTCGAAGCGTGCTGAAGAAGAGCAGTATTCTCTACACTGTCAACAGTAAAATCGTGTCCGGCGATAACAGCGATATTGTCGGCAACATCATTTATGCTTATACCTAGTCCGTTAGCGAGCGCAGCTATACGATGCTTCATCCCCGCCTGGCTACCTTCGTTAGCTATCAACAAAACTTTTTTAGGATCACACGGCTCATAATCGTATGGTGGCATACTGATCCCAGCAGCTACACACAACATAAGATGGTACACAAGCCAGCTTTTACCCGTCTTGGGTTCCCCGGCAATAATTCCCAGCCCGCCATGAACAAGGAACCCTGGTACCAGATAGGGTGTTTCGGGGTCGTCGGATGCGAACCATTCCCGTAGACTTCGTACTAGCTTTTTTGCCTGCTTATCAGCGTGTTCCTCTTTACTGATAATGTGTTCTTCGTTATTGCTGATACTTACTATTCCGTGTTGCTCAGCAATATCAGCGATAATGGTTGTGAGGCGTTCACCTATCGGATATTTTGATGCTTGTTTAGCGATGCGACTAATATCATTTTGTGGTAGTGGTGGCTTAACTCGTTTTAGGTTACGAGCGGTAAGTGCGGTAAGTATTTCTTCCGGGTTCGCTCCACTACTACGAAGCCTGCAAGCATACTCGAATAGGCTACGGTCACGACTACCTTCTGCTATTTCTTCGTGTTCTTCAAGAACACTACTAGGAGTATTATCAAGACTATGTATATGATCCACCCATTTTGCGGGTAGTTCTGCTATTGGATAGTCTTTTATAACTACATACGGATTACCAGTATCAGGGTGAATACTTCCAGGGGCTACAACGTACCCGCCGCGTCCTCTGATGTCTATTCCTGGTGCTATTTTGTTTGCACTGTTTTTAATTGTCGTATGGTTCGGTGTTTGGTAATAGTGGTGGGTGCCGCCGGTTCCGGTGCGTATGGTAAGTGTGGGTGGTAATAGTCCTAGTAGTGTTTGTAATTGTTCTAAACTGTGGTGGCCGTTGTGTTTGGTGTCTACATCAATAACGGTAAGAAGTGTGGTAGGGGTGAGTGGGTGTCCTGTTGCGATGCCCCAGTTATCATGGTGTTCGGCCATCCATAAGCCGATTTGGTCTTGGTGGGTGGTTGCGTCGTGGCTTCCACGAGTGCCTGGTAGTGGGATTTTTCCTTCTAATCTAAGGATGGGTAGGCCGAGTCGCGCGATTTGTAGTGGTGTTTCCACACTTGTTCCCTTCTTAGTCTTCCCGGCTGGTGATGATACTAGGAGTGGTGAGGGTTTTCAAACAAAAAATGACCGCCCCCTTGTGGTGTGTGCAGGGGGCGGTCGGTGTAGGTGTATGTGGCGCACCATAATGGCGCTTATGTAGGTAGCGGGGAGTGTATCACGGTTTGCACGCCCAAGGCAACCAACCAGATTTTTTGTAGTACAAGTATGCTGCTCTGGTTTGCTTCCATGCGCTACTACTATGCCCGTATTGTCTGCGTTCGGAGCGCCCCATTTGGAACATGCCTAAGTATTGTCCGTTACGTGCGCGAGTATCTAGGCGCGATTCGCAGTATGCTACGTTGATTGCTTGGTGGCATACGTTGTGTGGAAATATTTGGCAAATAATCCACGCCCGTTTCGCTACGCTTTTTTGTTTTGGTGGGTGTGATTGGTTCGCTGCTCTATGCAAGCGTGGTGGTGTTTTTGCTTGTGACGCTTCTGGCCATGCGAGTAGGAGCATTAGGATGCCGAGCAGGAGTGTTGTGTTTTTTGTGTAACTTGTCATCCGATGATTATATCTGTATGATTCTGCTACTCGAAAATTGTGGGGTGTGTGTGATTGATTTGTTTATACAATTCGTTCTGATCGTGTTCTGCTTGTATGTGTGGAGGTATGGGTGAGTAGGTTCTATTTAGATACTGATAAGATTTATTTAGCTGACGGCGTGGTGAAGGATAGTTTGATTCTTTCTCAAGCTCCGAGTCGTTTGTATGATAGGTCGCGTCGCGAGTATTGTGTTCCTGCAACCAGGGAGTGTCTTGCGTTTATTTTGCAACGCTTTCCTGATGCTGATGTTAGTGCGGATATTTTTGAGTATGTTGCACGTAACGAAGCGATTATTAGTAGTGCTAGTGTTGCTCGCGAATCGTTGAGTGATGCGATTCTTCCGGTTAATGGTACGCCGTATCAGCATCAGAAACAGGCGTTTAGTATGTGTATGAAATTGTATGGAGTTATGATTCCGTGAACAGCTTCGCGTTGTATCACGATGTTGGTTGTGGCAAGACACTTACAGCTACAGCTATCATGGGCGAATTATTTAACCAACAATTTATTCGTCGTGTGCTTGTGGTTGCTCCGGTAAGTGTTGTTCCTGTATGGCCTGCTGAGATTGCAAAGTGGGGGATTGTTGAGTGTGTTGTTGTTCCCGCACAAGGTACCGCTGCGAGGCGAGTAGAAACTATTCGTAGGCTTTTTAAGGACGATCCACGCTTGCAGGTCGTGGTGATTAATTATGAGGCGATTGGTCGTAGTAAGCCTATACAAGATGTGTTGTTGAAAGAGTTTAAGCCTGATTTGGTAATTCTTGACGAGGCTCATCGTGTTAAGAATCATACTGCTAAACAATCAAAAGCTATTTATAAGATTGGTAAGCAGGCTAAGTATCGTCTCGCTATGACTGGTACGCCGGTTGCTAATCTTGCACTCGACTTGTTTGGTATCTACCAGTTCCTTGATCCTAATATTTTTGGTTCGTCATTTACCGCGTTTAAAGCTAGGTATGCTTACACTGTTCCGCTTCCTGGTGGTGGCAGTATGGTTACTGGTATGCGAGCGGATATGCTTGGTGACTTATCAGAAAAAGCGCATAGTATTGCGCATACTGTTACAAAAGAACAAGCTCTTGATCTGCCAGATTTTGTTGATGTTGATGTTCCTGTAATACTTGAGCCTAAGACACGCAAGTTTTATGAGGAATTAAAAAAAGAAAGCATCGCATACTTATCAGAAAATAATGCTGCCGTTGCAACTAATGTGCTTACAAGAATTATGCGCCTACAACAAGTAACAGGAGGATTCGTTAAAGACGACAACGACGAATACCACCAATTAAGCACAGCGAAACTAGAAACCCTACGAGACATTCTTAGTGACACGCCAAATAAAATTGTTGTATTTGCTAGATTCACGCGCGAGATACAAGCAATAACACAACTTGCAGAATCACTAAAACTTAACCCTGTAGTAATAGATGGTAGTGTCGCGATGAAGGATCGCGGCGAAACAGTAGAAGCATTCCAAACAGATAATAGCGTGCGAGTATTCGTTGCACAAATACAAAGCGCCGGTCTTGGTATCACACTTACCGCTGCTAACACGGCAGTATTCTATTCAACTGGTTGGAGTCTTGCCGAATACCAGCAAGCCCGTGGTCGCATTCACCGTATTGGTCAAACAAGCAAAGTAACATACTTACACCTAGTGGCATCCGATACGGTTGATAGTGTTATCACTACCAGTCTTCGATCAAAACAGGACATCGCAGACCTGGTACAAAACAAGTGGAGGCAACTACTCGCATGAATCATAATGATTTAACACAAAAAATTTTGCACGCACAAGACCGCGTAAATCGTCTTGCATACAATCTAAAAGAAGCAGAAGCACAACTACGAAACGCAGAAACCGATCTGATCAACGCGATGATACGCGGCGACGTACCCGAAGAGTTCGCTGCTAACGGATTATCTTGGAAACTTGATACGACAACACGCATTAGGCCAGTGAAAGAACACTCGCAAAGTGTTGTTGCATGGATTGAAGCTAATGGTGGCGCAGACCTCGTGCAACCTAGTATGCACTGGGCTAGGCGTGACGCTTTCCTAAAAGAAGCACTACTCGACGAGTCCGGCGAGCCTAGTATTCCCGACGAGCTTGCTGGGATGATTCATGTTGATGTTCATCCTAGGGTGAAGAAGTCGTGAAGCATAAGGTTGTTGTAACAAATACAAGTCGTAAGAAAAATATGCCGTTTCGGTGTGTTGCGTATTGTGTTACATGCGGTGATTCTACTCCACAGGTTTCTCAGGCTGATGCGTATGCTTGGGCTGAGAATCATAGACAACAACGACACAAGGATAACAATGAGTAACCTAGTAAAATATGAGACACCTAGCCTAGCAACAATTGATCCCGCCGATCTTGCAGGGATGAGTATCACGTTTGATCGTGTAAAAGTTGAAGGTTCAGGATTCGAAATTCCTAATGGTACTGATAGTCCCGATGTTGCTAAGGATATTACTGGTGTAATTGTTGACCAGCATCCAAGTAGCGTATTGTGGTTATCGAAGGGTACGGTGGGTACGCCTCATGCGTATAGTCTTGATGGTGTTACTCAGGTTGTGACTGATGCGGGTGTTGAGTATTCGAAGCAGCATAATCTTCCTACTCCTGGTACTAGTCTTGCTGATTGTCCGTATAATCAGTGGGGTAGTGCTCAGCTTGTTGACCCGGATGCTAATCCTCGTGCTAAAGCTAATAAGAATCAGCGGCGTATTTATATTCTGCCGAGTGGTGAGATGCTTCCGCTGCTTGTTACACTAAGCCCTGCGAGTCTTAGCCGCTTCGATGATTATATGTTGAAGCGTATTGTTCTTAAAGGTAAGAAACTTCAGCATGTTGTTACGAAGATTAGTGCTGAGCGTGTGGTTAAGGGTACGAATAGTTATAGTGCTGTGAATTTTTCTTTGGTTGGTGATCTTGACCAGGAACAAGCAGCGCAGATTGATTCGTTTATTCCTGTTGTGAAACAATTAACTCGACGCGAACCAGCAGCGGATACTACAACCGAGCCAACAACTGATGTAACTGTTGTTGACGAATCATTAGCCGAGTTCGATAAAGCATTCGGTGGAACAACTGAGGTAGTGTAATGACTAAGCCTTGCACTAACGTGGTTGGGTGTGACGAGTATGCTGCTAGTTTGCGGCGTGGTCAGAACACTTGTGCCGGGTGTGGGGCGAATGTTGGAACGATCACGAACGCGGCTGACCAGGCTATTGACAGTCTGGTTAGCCGCGTGGATCACGTCACACCAGAACACTTCTACCAACTATTCTTAGAAGCCGCGCAACAATACGCTGACAACTTAGAAAATAGTGGTATTAGTGTTATTCTGCAAGACGCAGCATTCGCTATCACACTACGAAGTATTCAAATTATTAGCGACTTACGAGAGGCAATAAGTAAGCATGGATAAGAATACGTTTATGAGTCTAGCAACAGACACGCTTGTTGCTAGGTGTAGTGCTGCTGCACAAATGCACGCAGCCACACCAGTAGGAGTAGGACACGCAATTATTTCAGTAGACACATGCACCGACTTGGAAGATAACGAGTATGGTATAACGCTACGAGATATATGCGAGTATGCAGAATCGCAGGGCACGCCGCTTTCTGTTTCTAACTGGGAGTGGGGTAACGTGGTTCATCTTGCTAATGCGAGGACTACTGCTAAGGGTGGTAGGCGCTGATGATTCGTAAGGGGGATACGATAGGGTGCTTATCGCAGATTGTTGAAAACCTTGGTAGGGCGTATGGTCTTGTGTTAGAAACCAGTATGATTATTGACGATCATTATTCTGATAGTCTTGCTGGCATGAGCATTATGCTTAACGAGGTTGATGTTCTACGCAAAGCTGCTACTGATATTGGTAGTGTTGCTCTTATTAGTGAAAATCTATTATCGGAGGCTGAGTATGATTACGCCCACACAACCACCTAAGAATGGTGGTATTGTTCCACCGTGGCTACTGCCACCTGTTTCACCACCTATACAAGTACCTGAGCCAGTGTTTAGGCCAAAAACATGACTAGGATTTGTGCTTCTTGTAATAAAATGATCCCCGCCGAACAATCGTGTTGGCGGGGATATAATAATCATCGCTTATGTAATGAGTGTGCTGATAAGCGTCGTGGTGTTGAACAAGACCCGGAGGATTAGTGTGGAAACTATTCATAATAATCTCATTGGACTTATTGATAGTAGTCTTAAAGCCGCGTTTGCTTTAGGACAACAAGACGAACGGTACGCTATTATTACACACTTGGAATCTTATGCTGATTATAATCAGCGTCCTGAGTCTAATGATTGTTGTGATGGTAGGCACTACGAATTGTTAGATGAAATAATGCGCGGCTACCATAGGCGTACTTATGAAGAATAAAATAATAGAACTCACTTCATCACCAGAGTTTCTTGAATACATAAGCACATTAGAAGAGCGTACAAAAGAAATAGCTGAGCGTGGACGTTTTCACAAATGGAATAATGCGGCTATACGCGCAAAAAACAATTTAAAAACTTGGCATTGGGATTGGAACTTTATTGGATTTAAATGGGAGTACGTTGATATGACACCACGGCTATATCAAAAATTGTATAACTGTGCTGCTAAGAAGTAGATTGAGTGGTAAGTGGGCACTTGCCTTACTAATAATAAATTAGGCTTACGCGACTCCGAAGCTAGATAGGATAACTATCTAGCTTTTTTTATTTACGGCTTAGTTCTTAGTATCCGTATATGCTCATAGAATATAGCGTCTGCAAGCTCCTCATCGGATTCGGTGAGGAGTTCTTGTATTGTTTTAGAATACGACGCACCCTCATACTCAGCGCCCTGATTAAGAGCACGCTTAACAGCAAGGTCTATAAGTTGTGGGTACTCCATTAATAGTCTGTACGCTAAGCGGCGTGCTGCTATTCTTCCAAGTTTTCTAAGTTCTAACTCCTCACTTGGAGTTAGTGCTTCGCCATTTGACGCGCCCAACGCAGCACCCTTCGTGTAGGAAAACCATAACCAGGATCCCAATGACCACCTGGGCCGCTGAGGTTACGATGCAAGAATACGCCCTTCTTGTATCGTAGTTCGATTCCGAATCGTGTATGCAACCATGCTAATAGTTCTGCTACTTTTTGTAGTTGCTTACGACGCTTATACCATTGTGTTGCTGAGAATCGTGCGAATCCGATCATTTCAATACCGATACTTCCGGTATTGTGTCCTCCGCAATGGTATGCGATTGCTAGGCATGTTGCGCCTTGTCCAATGTTTCCTTCTTTATCTACGACAAAGTGGATGCCTAGTTTGTCTGGGGTGTTTTCTAAAAATTTTAGTACGCCTACTACGTCATTGATTCCTGCTTGGTCGTGTGATTCTGTTGAGTGAAGCACGACTCGTACTGGTTTGTGTGTTCCATGTACGTTAGCGGTTTTACGGCGGTCTACTACAAGTCTTGGTTTTTTCATGCTCGCCCACGACCTGCTAGTGTGCCTGCGAGTCCGATAAGTGCTGCGACTTGTACGCTGTCTTTGTCCATTGCTGCGAGCACAACTGCGCCTACTACGCATAATGCTGCAACAAGTGTTAAGTTCTTGCTCATACTTTCCCCCGTGTGTATAGCATTGGACAGTTCATTCTACCATCTTGTAGCAGCCACCAACCGGGTTGCCACATTGGAAAATCGTTTGTGTAACGATCTAAGTATTCTGTTACGTTCGCATCATAGAACCCGCCGAGTTCTACTACCATTTTTCCGTTTGGTGCGTATCCTTGGGCTAGGTGGTGTCGGTGGCCTGCTGCGACGTGCTGATTATGTCGCATAGCTATCTTAATCGGGTATGCAAGTGGCTGCTTACTATACGACTTAGTGTGACAAATACGCCACTCGCCTTCATCGGTATCAACAATCACATAATCCCTGCTAGTTACACGAATACGATCCTTCTTATCGGAAGATAATTTGTGTAACAAGCTACGCATCGCGTTATCAAAACTTGTAGAGTATCCTACTTTTTTAACAGCACGCTCATCGTGATTACCAAGACAAATAACCAGTTCATCAAACACGTCAAGAGCCATGCTTACAGCATACGCTGCGTGTTCTTGTTCCACTTCTACACTACAACCGTCTTGTTTCGGATAATGGTCACTCCAATAATCAAGATTAACCATATCCCCAGCGCATACCCCGGTTTTTATATTAGCATCATACGCTGCTTCTAACCAGTTCTCGAACAAGTCGTATCGTGTAAGAGGAAGATGCCAATCACTCGACGGAGCTATATCACCCTCTAGGCGTATAACATCTCTTACAAGTTGTATAGGTGCTGGCTTATTATGAATAACGCCTTGCGATTCGAATCGTCGCACCCATTTAGTAATCGTTGTAGAATCAACATTAAGCTCTGCGGCTAAGCGTGCTGCTGATCCTCTGATTCTGCCTCCGTGCCTTGCTAGGTTGGCTTCCAGCCATTCCGGGTCGCGCCAAAGCGCACCGCGAATCATATCACCCAAAGCGCACCAAATTGTTCGCTATAGCAAAACCAGCAAGCATAAGTCCCCCCATCGCCGTACCCGCCCATAATTCTAGGCGGCGTAAACGCTTCTCGAACTTCTCCTCAAACTTATCGAGGCGCTCAATAAGAATAGCAAATTGTGAAGCCGTCATACAATCACCCCCTAGAACGCTACATGAATATGATCGCCCTCATCGAGCACTTCTTTAAAACCATACTTATTACGATTAGCAAGCGCCCAATTATACCACGCATTCAGCTTGCTACGACTATTCCGAGCAGAACCAAAATCAACAGCCATACCAGCATAATGCCTACTATTAGCAGTATGCCCACCACCAGTAGTCTGACTAGTACCAGGATCATTACGAAGACCGAACTTTTTTTGTCCAACCTGTTGCAACCACTTATAATCACGCCGAAACGGAATACCATCAACACTTATATTAGGAGCATTAACAGCACGAGTAGGAGCCTCATAAACAGGAGCCTGCTGATCAGCACCAGCACTCATACTACTTATCAAACCAGCAAGAGGAGAACCCTGAAAAATAAATGATAATACTTCAGAATCATCACGAACAGGCTGAGAATAATTAACCATACTACCAGCAGGTGCAGGCTCGCTACGACCACCCATAATACGATTAATATAATTACGAGTCTCAGAATATAATGGTTTACCTACACGACCAGGCCCAGCATTATAAGCAACCAGCGCGTTGCGCCACCCACCATAATTCGCAATATACTTACTCATCGCTCGAGCAGCAGCATTCAAAGCAGCTTGCGGATCATTAGGATCCACACCCCAACCACGCGCAGTAGCAGGCATAATCTGAGCAATGCCCTGCGCACCAGCACCACTACGCGCACTAGGATTAAAACCCGACTCTGCTTCTATCTGACGAGCAAACAAATCAGGATCAATACCATTAGCAACAGCCGCGCGACGCGCAAGATCCTCATAATACGAACGACCCTTAGCCACCAATAGCCTCCCTCAACGAGCGCCGACGAGACTCCTCAGACATCTTACGCTTCAACGCCTGCTGCACATCTTTACGCTTATAAAAATCAGCAATAGCCTGATTAGTACGAACATTACGAACACTTAACTCGCCAACAGGACTCACAGCATACGAGAACAATTGCTGACCAGGCGAACGCACAAACGAAGGACGCTTCGCAGGAAGAACCATATTACGATACATAACATACTGAGGACTACTCTTAGCGAGCTGCCCCATAAACCCACCAAGATTCTGCTCAACCGGAGTACCATAAAAAGCATCACGACCAAACACCGTCTCAGCACCAGCTTTAACCAACGGGTTCATACTCGACACCGGGTTCGTTGCACCCGTCTCACCAGAAGACAAGCCAAGTAATTGTGTTATCTGACTAGCAGTATCAACAGGAGCAGTAAACGGGTTCATACCATACGCAGACAAAGCAAGCGGCATGGTCTTATCAGAATCAAGCAAAATAATTCCACGCAAAAAATCTGGTAATTTTCCTACTTGTTCTTCCGTGCGTTGAATACCATAATCACCAAAAATCATAAGAGCCTGAAGTTTCCACGGCTCATCACCAGCAAGACGAACAGTACGACCAGTCATACTACGAGTAAACGCCCAAAACGGGTAGAACGGAACAAGATACAACCGCTCAGCTTCAGTCATCTTCGTATAGTCAAGCAAGTCGTCATACATTTTTTGTGCAATATGATCAACAGCCTGAGCATCATTCAACACTTCTTCCCAAGCCTGACCCTTACTAATATTGTTACGCTTAGCGTGCTCCTTAACAAGTTTATTAGCTTCGATACGGAACTTAGCACGACGAAAATTATCGTCAGTAACAGGGCCAAGAAGTTTAGCTACCTTATCACCAAGAACTTCTAAGCCTTTAACACGCGCAAGACGACTAGCTTCCTTGTTAAGCGCAACACCACCAGCGTGCCTAGGAATATCAGGAACAGCCTGCTTAATCTGCTTAGACTTCTTACCAACACCAATAGTTTCAGTAGCAAGAGCAGGAACAAACCTAGCAGGATTAGCAATCAATCCAAGCAGGAGGTTGCCAAGAAAATTGTTCACATAAAAACTACCCTTAAGATTAAGAACAATCTGCCGCCACTGACCAACAGCACTACTCAACAACCTAGTAACAAGTTTCTTAGCTCCACGAATCTCGCGAGTAAGCTCACGATACACACCAGGATCCATAACAAGACCCATCTCACCAGCCTCATCAAGTTTACGAATAGCCTCATTAACAGCACCCGTAACAGCAGCAGCCTGCGCATCATTCATATCAGCAAGATTGGGCTTCAAATCATCCTCAAGAAACTGTTGAATATCACGCATAAACAACGCAGACTTATCACCCTTAGTAAGCTGAGCTAACTCGCCACTACGAATCGCAGCATAATCATCCTTCGTAGCAAGACGAGCAACACTCATCGCATACTCCAACCGGCGAGCAATAAGATGAGCACCAGTTACACGATCAAACGAATCCAACACAACACTAGGATCACGAGCATAATCAGCGCGAGCAAAATTAACACCCATATTCTTCTTAGACTCATCAAGCACAGGAACAGTTAACCCGCGACTACGCGCCCGACGCTCCCGCTTACTCATACGTCTTGGTGCAACATGAGACATAGTAATAAGACGCTGCTCCTCACCAGGAATAGCACCAACAAGACGAAGAGGAAGAGTACGCCTATCAACAGCTTCCTTAGCAGTTAAACGACCCATACTAATCAACGTATCAGTAGTATGCTGCTCAACAGCACTAAGAGCATCAAGCGCCCTATTCATACGAACAGAAGGATTCTCCATCAAAGAACGAAGACTATTAATACGACTAACATCCTTACCAATAAGCGCCGCATCAAACAACGCCCTCGGCCCCGACGGATCAGCGGCCTCACTAATACCACCAGTAGCAGATGGTAACAAGTGCCTATCTTCAACAGGCATATTCTCGACACGCTTAGCAGCCATTTCTTCAAGAATATTCTTGCGATAATTAAGAAGCGCATCAATACGCTCAGGACTATCAAAACCCTCAGCAACATACGCGAGTGCTTCGCGTTCTTTCTTATTTAAAGACTTAACCGCTGCAAGAGCAGCAGCATGTAATTGTAGTCGTGTGCGCTTAGCAATACGCTCACTCTGCTTAGTTGTTAGTCGAGCACCACGAGCACTAGGCTTGTATCTTTCACCAAGAACACCAGCAGCAAACACTTTCTCGCGCCCCACCTGTCTTGCCCTAACAAGCGGATTAGCAGCAAGTGGAACCTGGCCAACAATACGCCCCTCAACATCAGCCAGCTTATATGTTTTGGGAACAAGATATTGTCCGGCTATACGACCACGACCAGCTCGCGCACCGGGAACAATACCACCAGCAGCAAGCCTTGCACTAACAGGAGCACTAGCAAGCTCATACTTACCAAGTTTTGCTGCTAACCCGCCACCACGACCCGCTGCTTGTGCAAGGCTCGCAGCTTTACCAGCACCAGCAGCACCACCCGTAGCAAGAGTTGCAACATCCAAGCCCATAGTAAGCGGGTGTGCAGCAAAATTCTTAGCGAACTGTGTGTAATCACCGCGAGCAAGCGGCGACCAGTTTTGTTGAATAGTTTGAAACGCGCCCCTAAAAATATCGTCAACAAGAGCCTGCCCACTAGTAAGACCAAGAGGCTTACCAATATCATGTACGATAGCTTGACCAGTATATTTTAAGCCACCAGGAATCCCACGAAGATCCTTAATCTCTTCAACAAAATTCTTACCAATCTGCCTTGGATCATACCAGTGAAGTTTAGCCATACTACCGATTAGCCCAATTAGAAGGATTAGTTATTTCAAGAGCTTTCTGCGCAGCACTCTGCGCCATGCTCATACCCTTACGAGTAAACCCAGGAAAGTATTGTCGCGTAATAGCTTCAGCGTATCGTGGTCGAACACCACGATTAGCCATCGCTTGATAAAACCCGTAAGAAGCACCCTTACGGAATGTAGCAGGACGCCTAAGATTCTTATCAGACTGGAAAGCCCATTGTGCAGCAATCTGAGCAGCAACACGAGGAGGATAGCCAAGAGAAAGAATCTCCTCCATACTAGTCCTAAACTGTTGCTTAGGACTACGCCAAATACGCTTCTTCTTACCATCAACCGTTGTTTGCGTATCCCAATAAAACAAGTTCTTACGCAAATCATTCAACTGCTTCTGCTGCTCTTTAGAAAGACGACTTTGAATATTAGCAGCAGCCTTACGCTCACCACTCTGAATCTTCGCAGCAGTCTGCCGCTCCTGACTAGCAAGCCTGTCATACCCAAGCTGTAACTGTCCCTGCTTATACTGTGCCGCAATATCAGCCTGCAACTGTGCAAGACGCTGAGCATCCTGCTGCGCCTGGTATTGTTGCTGCAAATACGGTCGTTGACTACGAAGATACCTAGCATACTCTAATTGTTGACGACCAAGATTCGCACGCGCAGCACCAACACTTTGAAGCGTAGCAAGATTCTGCGTAGCAGACTCAGCCCCGCGAGCACGACCATACAAATCAGCCCAACGATTACCAGACAAAACATCAGGGCCAGTGAACTCACTAGGCTTATACGCAGCAGCAATACGCTGAGCATCAGCAGCCATCTGATCATACACAGACTGATTAAACTTCTGCTGATACTTAGTCATCTGCGCAGACTGACTAATCTGCTTCTCAATCTCAGCCTCAACATAACCAGGCTTCTTAACCTGCACCCACTTACCATTCCTAAAATGCCAACGAAAACCTTTCTTCGGAGCTTCCGACGGTTTCGCAGGACGCTGCATACCACCACTAGGCTTAGGTTTTACAGGATTAGGTTTTACCGCATTAGGAAGTTTTGGTTTTACAGGCGCAGCAGAAACTCTATCCCTAATAATTTGCAGTTTTTCTTGATCACTCATAATAGGCTTAGCACCAACAGGACGACCAAAGCCCGGATCAACAACACCGGGCTTCTGAACAATCGGACGAGGCCGACCAAAATTAGGATCAATAAGACGATTAGGCTTCTTCGCCATAACTACCCCTTAAGATACTGAGACAAATACTGACTCGCAGGATGCTGCTTCTGATAATCACGAGCAGCCTGCTCCATTAAAGCTAACTGTTGTTGATACCACTGATTAGCAAGATCCTGCTGAGCAACACTTCCATACTGACGACTCAACGCATCAAGCGCAGCAGCATTAGCCTGAGACTGAACATCACGCGCCTGCGCTAACCCGCCACTACGATACAAACCACGACTAGCAAGCGCAGCATTAGAAGAATACAAATTACGAAGCGCAGATTCCCTCTGAGCCGCCGAGCCCAGCGTAAACTGTGCTTCTAATGCTGCTTTATTTTTTTCATATGCAGCAGCAGCAGGAGTATAAGCAGCCCAGTAAGCACTATTACGCGGATCAATACCACTAATCCATACAGCAACCCAGCCCTGCCCTTTTTTCCACTTCCATTCTTTACCAATACCAGCAGGCTTAGTAGGCTTAGGAGTAGTAGGAGTAGCTGATTGTAATCCTGTAATAGCACCAGGAGTACGCTCCGGCATACCACCAGCAGGAGCGGGGCGTTGAACACGAACAGGAGGCCGTGATATAGCAGGTGGTATTCTATTAGGAAGATTAGCAGCAGCACGACTTGTTGGCTTTGTTACACTCCCCGCACCAACACCACGAGCAGCCGCACCAAGACGATTAGAAACCATTCGTCCCTGTGTGCCACCATAATTCATTAGCCTTTTACCAGGCATATATTGTTGAGCAACAGCCATAAAAACCTACTGATAAATAATAGTCGGAGCCGTACCACTGTCAGGACGACGAGTAGGCGTAGTTATATTTTTCTGAATCTGCTTAAACAAGCCAACAATATCCGGCCCCTGAGTACGATTAGGAGCACGCATACGATCATACTCAGCCATAGCACGCTCATAAGCAGCATACTCAGGAGTATTCACAGCCGGTTGTGGAACACGCATAGCAAGACGAGGATCAATAATCATCGGCTCCATAGGACGACCAGTAGCACCAATACGAACTAGACTACGCCAACGAGGATCATAAACAGAACCAGAACGAATAGAAGAAAGAACATTTTCAGGCAACCGATTACGCTCAGAAAGCAACCCTTCTAAAACAGCAGTCCTACCAACACCACGCTGACGAAACCCGCCCTGAAAAACCTTAGGCCCATACATACCCATTGAACCCTGCGAACCAGTAATAAGATTAAGAACATCATTACGATTCAATGGAACTACCTGGCCACGCGCATTAGAATAATACGCCTTATTACCAACAACATGAAAACCACGCTGCTTAGCAACACTAGGCATCTGCTTAGCACGCTTCACATTCTGCGCTTTAATAGCCTGAGTACCAAGATTACTAGTAGCTTTCAACAATCCCGACACAACATTACCAAGCCCAGCATTACCAGCAGGCTTACCAGGCTTCTTCTTTTTAGGCTTAGCAGACTCGCCACCGCCTTTTTCAATATATCTTGGCATACAATCCCCCTACTATTATTCTACCTAAGTAAACACATACCTAAGCACCAAACAACTAATACAACCCAAGCCAATACATACTCGCCAAACCAGTCTTAGAAATAGCACTAATAGTATAACTTGATAACAGATCGGTAGACCCAGAAAGACTACCGTTAAGAAAACACCCATTGGGATTTAATAATGCAGTATCAATAGCGGTCATACCTGCTAAGGTTGGTATTGTCCCCGCCGCAGACCAGTTACCTAAAACTGCTATGTAATACAATCCAGCAGTAGCAGCATAAGTTGGAGTAAATGCAACACCTTGAGTACCAGTACCATTTGTCCACATTGGGTTAGTGTTTGCAGACACAGCAACCCTTGTAAGTGTTGTTCCATCACTGGTATAAAGACCAACTTTATTATTGTTATCCTGAGTTACAGTAACACCATTTACAACCTGAATCCATTTAATACCAGTAAGCGTCTGATCATACGGAAGATATACGGCCTGAAAACGAATAATACCATCACCGACACCAATGCCTACATCGTCACGACAAGCATACATATCGAATGTCTGAGCATGAATACCACTCGAAACAGCTCTTAAAAGATCAATAGAATGATCGCCACGATTCCAAGCAATACCAGAAGAAGCACCAGAATTAGCCCTAACAAATGTTCCATTAGAACCAGCAGCTATACGAGCAACAGTATTATCAGCAGTACCGACAATAAGATCACCCTTAGCGTCAACCAAACTCTTAGGAATAAGAAGCCCAGCCTCAGTCTGCACATACGCAGTAGTAGCAATCTGCGTAGTATTCGTACCCTGCGAAGCCGTCGGAGCCGTAGGAGTACCAGTAAGACCTACACTACTTTTAATCGTAGGATTAGGATATGTTCCAGCAAGATCACCACCAGCACTACCAGTAGGAGTTCGAGCATCAGACAACCTACTATCATTACCAGCACACGCTTGTGTTGCACCAGTTCCAAGAGTTCTAAGACTCGGCGTTAATGTAGTTCCATCTTTATTAGCAGAAGCTACGTCAGTATCAGTAATAGTTCCGTCTAAGATATTTGACGATGTAACTGTTCCGGATGCAATCTTGCTTCCAGTAACAGCACCAGAAGCAATAGTTGGATTAGGATACGTACCAGCAAGATCCCCACCAGCACTACCAGTAGGAGTACGAGCATCCGACAACCTACTATCATTACCAGCACACGCCGTAGAAGCAGTTGTACCCAACAAACCCAACGCCAACAACGTACCCCATGTAGCATCAAGCCCGTTAATACTACCTATTATTTCGTTTGCTGCACCAGCTTTTAGTTTCTGAACAAGTAACGCTTTATCTAAGTGATCATCGTTCTCGTGGCGCGTGCTTTTAAGACGATCATCTATGATCGCACGAATACGATTCTCATCATTACCAGTAAGCGTCATAATAATTCCATGCTAAACAAATGACCATTGAGTTTCTGTTTCAGTCATTCCCTCAACTGTTCCTTGAATAATAATTCTTGAAATACGAATATTCGAACCAATTAAACTAAACAAAAATTTTGGTTCAGCAATACTTGTTGAAGGTATTTCTATAACAGCAGTCTTAGTTGTTTCTTTAAGCAAATCTAAAGCATTTAAATATCCGGTACTTGTATTATCAATTAAAATTTCTTTACCGGATTCAGCAATATCACCAATAGTTATTTGTGGACTAGTTGTAGTAGAACCACTAGACGCATAAGTAAGTATTAATTTTTCTGGCCTAAATAGTGATAAAAAATCACCATAATAAGTAGTTGTTACCTGTGTCTGAGATGCACCATTAGCACCATCAATAGCATTAGCTATTTTATAAAGATTTGTAGGCCCAATATATTGTTCAATACCAACAATACCGTCATCTGCTGAGCGTTGAATAAAACGATAATTAACACCGCTAGAACTTGTATTACTAAAATATAAGTATCCCCATCTTGCAGTAGGAATATGGTACATAACCATTGTTGATTCAACAGCACTACTAGTACCAGTATTGCTCATATTAATAAACAAATAATCTTTATAATATGCAATCTCACAAATTCCATACTCAATATATTCGCCCATAGTATTAGGCAATCCAACATCACCATTACGCACAGGCTGCGGAGTGCCGCCATTCCAAACAAGCAAACCATCATTCTTATCAACAATAAACAATCCGTATGGTGTGCTAACAGCACAAATAGGACTCATATTGCCATAAAAATTAGATACATCAAGTGATCCAACATCATTAAAAACAGGGGAACCATAAATAGCAGTCATACCATACTGCTGCAAAGCAACAACAGCATTACCATGCTTAATAAGTTGAATACCAGGCCCGCCCTGCTCAGGAAGATCAACATAACCACTAGGATCCCAAGCAAACATTCCACGGAATGGAGCGGTTCCTTCATCACTACCAATAAGACCACTCCACCTAATACGACTTTTAACAAAATCTTTAGCAAGAGACGACGAATTAGAAGTTGTATTAAGAATAGCTAAGCGACCCCAAGCAGAAACACACGACCTACCAACAAGATAACCACCACTACTACAATCAACAGTAGCAGCAGTAGTAAAACTATACGCCGGATTAATAATATAAGTAGAAGCACTGGCGCTACGACTACCAGCATACGCCCTATCAATCTCAATACTAGTAGAAGAATTTACAGCAGTAATACGATAAGCACACGGAGCAGAATCCTGAGTGTTAACAATAAACGATCCAACAATAGCCGCCTGATTACCAACCGATAAAGCAGACGACAAAGTAACAGTTTTTGATGACGTAGTAAAAGTAGCAGTACCAGCAGTAATAGAAGCGTGCTGAGTGCCGCCAAAAAGAATCATACGATCAGGCTCAATCTGTGGAGCACTACCCGTATAAAGAGAACCCATTCCACAAACAAGAACATCATTAGCCATTGTAGACGACGTAATATACGGATTAGACGACAACATTTTAGAAGCAGAATAATTCGTATCAACAAACGCACCATCAGACCTACGAAAATATTTAGTCTGATTAGCAGACCCAGTAGCTAAATAAGTTCTCTGATTAACACCACTCTTAGGTAACCCAAGATACGCAGCAAGACCATTCGTTGCACCACTAGCATTAGCACCATTAACAACAGTATTAACAGCACCACAAGACGTTACGCAATCAGTATGCAACAAAGAATTAATAACAAGAAGAGCCTCATTAAGACTGCGATTATACAAAGACCCAGTAAGGCTCCTAGCAGAAAAAGGCTCATCAAGAACAAGCGTAAACTTATCACCACTATATGTCAGACTATTACTCAAAATCCGAAATCCTGACTTGTACTAGTACGCGGCCTACCAAGACCAGAATCATCAGTAGGAAGATTACGACCACCACTAAGCGCCTTCCAACGCTTCAACGCAGGAAGCCCAGCAGACCGATCCAAGAAAAACGCATTCATATGCTCAGCAGCCTCAGGTTGTTTCTTATACTCAAACGCCTTAGCAAGAGCGAACTCGTACAAACAACCCCACTGAAAAGCCTCAGGAAACAAAGTAATAGCAGTCGAATTATCAGACAACGAAGCAGGATCCTTCGAATAACTAATACTTAACGACGCATTACTATCAGGCGTAGGAAACAACACAAACTGCGGATAATCAACAGCATAAGTATAAGGCGACTCGTTAGTAACAGAACCACTACGAAGCTCGCGCATATTCCCAAACGTAGTCTGACGAAGAGGCTGACTCGTAACACTATTATCAGTTAACACAACATCAAGAAGCATAATCATATCCGTAGGAAACGGAGACGAATTAAGCGAATACACAGCCTGCCCCTGCGTAAGCGAAACGGTACTATCAGCAAGCACACGAATATCAGCAGCCGTACAAACCCTAGCCATAGCCTCATTCAAAAACGACAACACAAGAACACGATCAGCACTAGCCGCCGCACTATTCAACTTAGCAATAGCACACACACGATCAATAATCGCAGCAGGATTAGACATAACGAAGCACCAAATCAGCCACAAGATTCACAACAACAATCAACACAGCAACACGCCCAAAATTGTGTGAAGCATCAACATCCAAATTAACAACAGGATCCTTAGACGGCTCATGCACAATCAACCAACCATGAGAACCAACAGGCTTAGGAAGAGGAGCACCCTGCTCAGCATGATCATCATAATCATTAACCATAGCAACAACACGACTCAGCGGAGACGAACCACCACTAAACTTAAACTCGTACTCACCAGGCCCATACCGAGCAGTCACACTACCATCAACAAACGCAACCGTTGAACCCTTCGCGCCCTCCGAAACAACAGCATCACAAATATGATCACCACTAAGCATTACACTACAATTCTTATGACTACCAGCGGTACTAACAGCAATAGGATTACCAGGATTCACACTCATAACAACTCCCCTTCTTATAAGGCATTTTGCATCGGATTGAACGGAACACAATCACGAAGCATTTGACACAATGCTACCGATAACATTCCCGCTACACGCTGATCAGACTCACCATCAATAATCGACTTTGCAAACTCACGAGCAGTAACGTAATACTCATGCCGACCCATATTTTCAGGCAACGAACCAAGCGGCCAACGATCACCAGCAACACGATCAGGCATTGCATCAATAACAGACACTATCCAAGATTCAATATACGAGCGTCCGCCATCCCATAACCCATCCATCGCTTGTTCCCACGCACCAATGAGCATGTAGTCAATGTTGTCGGTACGACTCCAGCAATCTGCCACATCCGTATAACCAAGCGCAAATACAGTAGCACTATCACACTGATAGTTGTGTGCTTGCATCCATTCCTGCATCGTTTGCATTATCCAACTCCTAACAATAATAGATTGCTTGATCCACCCGGCTGATACAAAACTTCAGCCCACATGGAAGAAACACGCAAACCAATAGCAGACGAAAACATACCAAGCTGCATTGAATCGAACTCTGTTGAAGTCCACGGTACAAAGTTAGTACCTGGATTAGTAGCAAACACGTACTGCGGAGAAGTTTCAGTAGTTGTATAAGTAAGTAATGTTCCAACAAATGTTGATGATGAACCACTCATTGTAGTTGTTGCAAACTGTGCAATACCAGATCCGCTTGTCGAATCAGCTCTAATTACTGATTGTGCTTTCACAGCAATAACTTTGCCATTAGTAGACGCGGTTACACCGAGCTGCGATCTATCTTGCATATCCATCTTGAAAGTAGCGTTCGCGGCATTTGATTTCAAGTAGTTAGTCGAATCAGCATAGTCATCTATTTCAGCAAACGTTGAACCAGTTCCACCAGTCCAACCAGTAACACTCACAGTTCCATTTGGCAACGAGTTAGCAACACGATATTTTCCGTTCGGTAATGCAGTATCGGAAACGATCACATCATCAAAGTAATAATCAACACTCGTGCTATTTTGGTTTGTTATTTTTCCTATACGTAACCCGTAGTGGCGCGTTGTCCCAGCGTTCAACGTTCCTGAAAGTTCCACAATACCGTTGATACGCAACTCGTATGATGCTGACGTTCCATTTCCGCATTTGAATCCAATAACATAATCGGTATCCTGTAACAGTACCGTGGCACCAGTAGATACTAGCGTTCCCAAACTATTGTAGACGCGAAGATTTCCTGACGAGTCAAGGCGAACAGTTGCCTTAGATGCACCGGGAACACGACAGTCAAGTATTTCCTCTCCTGTAGCAGCACTCGACTTTGTTGCATACCTAAACCGAAACTCGTAATACACTAAATCAGCATCAATACCTTCTGGCAATGGAACAGTGGACATACCATACTGACTAAATAAAAACGAGCCAGTGTTAGTTGTTGTTGGATTGACACGAAACGCCTGACCACCAAATGACATTGGGCTTGCAGTAATCGCAACAGTTCCGTTTGCAGTATCAGCTCCACCATATTGAGGAGCTGTAACAACTCCGCACTCAGCTCCACCAAAGTTCAAAACATCTTCAGATACCGATGACATCGACCATAACGTAGAAATGTGAATACCACCCGGACCAGTAGGTGTACCAGATGGAGTGAGATAGTAGTTTAGTAGATCGTTTTGCGCGGTCGTGAACGATGATGACGATGAGTTACCAGTAGTGGCAGTTCCCGATACAATCACTGACGATCCAGCGTTTGCACCATTTTTTCTCATTCCAGCAGTCCACTGTTTTCCAACTCCCGGAGCAGTAGGCATAGAAATATAGATAGCACTACCAGTAACATTTGCAGGAACGCCCTGCTGAAAGGTTAATTCTGTTACGCTCCAAGTGTAGTTACCATGACCAATCAACGACTGATAAGTAGTTGCTGATAGGCTTGGTGATGAGTTTGAACCAATACCAGTGAAAAACTGTCCGGCAGTACTAGGTACAAATCGCATTGCCACTTTGAATCCACGAGCAGTAGGAGACAACGTAGGAACTTTTTTGATAACTATTTTGTCACCAGCAGCAACCGTGAAACTATTAGTGAGATCAGATGATGATTGAGTGTTAGCAGCAAGTGTGCAAGTTAGTGTTGTGTCAACACCATTTTTTTGCACGGTAAACGTGTATGATCCACCTGATCCTACGTTTCCTGTCAGCGCATCTACATAAAAAGATGAGAACGTACCAGCACAAGGAACTACAAGCTCCCAATCTGCACTGTTGACAGTCCATGCCCTACCATGACCACCTATCGGATTCATATATTCCGTTAGTGTATTAGAGCAAATCGTAGAATTGTGTCCACCAAACGAATAGCAATGACTAACAGCAGTCACATTCCACATATTCTTACCCGTAGTTGTTGCTGTACCACCAGCAACCGTGGCCTGCAAACTAAGCGTAGAACCACGCCCAAAATATACAGGCTTAGAAAATGTAAGCGTTTGCCAACCATTTGTTGTACCACTGAACGAAATGCGAGTAGATGTATCTTCGACTCCATCGACCATAACGCTAAATGTGCGCGTTATTCCAGTTCCCGGTGCCGTAGTAATAAATACCGATAACTGAGTCAGATACCCTTCGGCAGCCATACGAACAGAAGCATTTGCCTCGTTAGCTGCACCAAACCACGATCCATCATTCTGTTCGATAAGTGCAGCATAGTTCGTTACTGTGTTAGACGGAGTTGTGTTTCGCATCCCAGCAATAAAATACTGCATTTTCATGCTACTACACCTTTGACTTGAATCCGCAAAGCGTCACGTTCAATGTAGTGGTCGCTGCTGATGCGTCAATCGCAACAGCCGTGTTTGCTGTAAATGCAATAGGAACCGCAAATCTATGAACTACTCCTCCGCCAGCAGGTACGGGAAATGTAGCTTTCACAGATCCAGCAGTACCATCACGCAAGTCAACAGTTATATTTGTTGAACTACTATTAGACATAATCACATCTGTTACATACCATTTCACACCAACACCAGCAGCCGCAAAACCAGTCATTGCCGTTGATGCGCCGTCTGTGTTCGACATTGTGCCGCTTGCTGTGCTTTCTAGGTTAGAATGTTCGCGTACAATCTGAACTCCATCAATTCCAGCAAATAGATCAGTACGATCATTGTTAGCGACCATCGTATTTGAGTGAAGGCCAGTAGTTGCCTTCGCACCCTGCTTGACAGGGTTGCCAGAATCTACAGCGTCATGCGTTACATCACCAGCAGCATCAACAGGCTGACGACCATTAATAAGAGAAGGAGTTTTAGTATCAATACTAGATAAACTACTATTTGCAGTAGTCTGATTCGCACTCGTAGAAGCACCAGTAGGAAGCGGAAGCGTAACAGCAGGATCAATTTCCTCCAATGCAACCTTCAAATTGCCACCAGTAGTAGCATCAATGTTCGTATAACTACCACTTGGCATCTTAGCCGCAAGAACACTACGAACAGTCTGCGCTAACTTGCGATCAGTAAGCGTCGCAGCAATACGCTCCAAACTAGAACCAGTACCACCAGCCCAACACTGACTCTTCAAAACAAAACTCGAAGCACCGCTAGACTTCGAAGCAGCCAAAATAACTTTTAAACTATTCGTATTAAAAACAGGAACACTACCACTATTTATATGCTTATACGTATAAACAGTAATCCACTTATTATCAGGCGACCACACCTGACACACAAACCCAGCGAACCCAAACAATCCAGCAAGAACACGATACAAATTTCCCTTAGTGGGATCAAGAACTTCCTTCACACCATCACGAGTAAACAACGAACCAGAAGCAACACCATCACACGGATCATCCCAAGAAGACTGTGCAACAAACGCAACCTGCGAACCGCCACGAGTATAACGAATACCGAACGACGAATTCTCATAACCAAACGTAACACTATTATCAAAGTTAGTGTTATCGCTTAATCCTACACGCTGATTACAACCAGACGCACCGCTAGTAAATACAGCAGTACCAGCACCAAAAATACCAACACCAGGACGATACTCAATAGTATCCTTACTAGCAATAATCGAACTACCAGCAGTATTAGTACCAGTAGTAATAGATACTAATCCAGAAGACTGAGAAACACTACCACCATTAGCAGTAGTAGTATCAATAAAAGAAGCATAACCAGTATCATCAAGACGCATCTCAACTTGGTTATACGGTTGCACAACTTCAACATGACCAAAAATATCTTGTTGAACACCAATACCAACAGTATCAGTTAATGCACTAAGATTCCGAATATCGAATTCATTACCGTCAACAGTAATACTATTGCCACCATCCTGAATATTGACAGCACTAGCACCAGCACCATTCAGAATAGTAACAGAATCATTACCATCAACACCATTAGATGTAGCAACACTAAACGTCCCATCGCCATTATCGACAAGACGAACTTTTACATCATCAGAACCATCATCCCTAGGAACTTGTACGAATGAATCTGCCACATCCTACCTCGGGCCTTCCCAAAGAGCACACTTCACCGTATAAGTACCATCAGTACGAGCAGTAACATTAGCGCGAATAAACGGGTGTGGCTCATCAACAAGAGAACGCTGATTACCAGAAGCACTCACAGAAACAGTATTAATATCATACCAATTAGAATTATCAACACTACCCTGAATTTTTACAGTACCACCAGCAGTAACACTAGCAGCAGTAATCTGCCAAGTGCTACCCGTACTACGCCGCGCATCAATACCACTCCCAGCACCAGTAGCAGTAACAGCACTCAGATTAGTAACAGGATCAAGAAGAGCAAAACGATCAGGCATCATGCACCCCGACCGATAAACTTCCAATGAATACGAATACGAACATCAGAAAGCGTAAGATTCTCAGCAGCACCCCACGTCGAAGCAATATTCAAGAAAATAGGAGCAGCCGTCGAAGACCCATTAATAATCGCACCACTACCAGCAGTCGCATTATGCGTACCAGCAATAATCGGATCATTAAACTTAAAATACGACGTAGCAGTAGTCGTAATATTCGACAGCGTAGTACCCTCCATAATATTCTCAGAAGTAGCACCAACAGCACCAAGCGTAGCATTAGCACCACTACCAATTACCGTACCAAGACCAATCTCACCAGCAGTAGCCGTATTAGCAGCAGTCTTAATAGTAAAAGCAATCTCAGCACCCATAGGCCGAATCAGACCCGCAGGAAACGTAGCAATCTTCTGACCAAAAGCCTTAGCAGCAGCACCACCCTCAGCAATCACAAGCGTATTAAGCTCAAGCTCAGACACATGATCAAACGGAAACTGCTCAGAAAACAACTCACGATACGAACGAATAATAGGCTTCGAAGCATCAAGTTTCGAAACACTAGCATCAACCGTATCATTAAGACTTAAAAACCGGCCAAGCTCAGTAGCCGACGCATTATCACGAACCGCCATAATAAACCCCTCTTATATTAACTAGCAACTTTTTGAGTATCCAAACGACCACCACAATAACAGCAACAATCGCGAATAGTTAACCCATCAGGAATATGATACCCAGTATGCTCACAAAGCCTACGATGCAATTGAGCACGCTCAATATCATTATCCGGTTGAAACTGGCGACATCGAACACAAGCATCACCATTCTGAAACGGTTCCAAATCAATCTCAGACTCGTACACCGGCTCCAAATGATCACCATGATCAATAATCTGACGAGGCTTCAAATAACCCTTTTCACGAAAACTGCGAATACGAGAATACGCACGATCTTGCCAACCAGGACTAAAATCCCACGTCATCTGAGAAACATGATCAATATCACCAGGCTGAATAACCTCAGGAGCCTGATCCTCACTCAGCGCAGCACGATCCTTCTCAGCAAGATACTCAGCATTACGAGCCTCACGAGCCTCTAACTGCTCGCGCCGCCACTTCTCATACCGATCCATCTTAAAGGTATTAAAAGTCACTCCTCAATCACCATCCCATCACCAGCCTCATCACCAGCATCCACATCAAGATACTCAACAGCATCAAGTACCTTAGCACGCGGATTCTTCATCTGAAGCTCATAACGAGCACACTTCAAAAGAAACGCCTCATTCTCAGCAGCATCCTCACCCATAAAGTTAGCGATCATCTCAGCAACAACACTAGCCTTCATATCCTCATAACGAGGAAAAGGAGGAGGCTCAACATTACCATTCTCAATAATCTCAACCTGATACTTCACAATACGAGCATCATTACTATTCTCATGCCAATCCTTAACAACCTCAAAAAACTCGGCATCATCAGGATCAGCAAGATTCAGCTTAGCCAAACCCTCGTGACCAAACTCAAGTTTACGATACTCAACACGATCAATCACATTACCGTCACGATCCTTCAACTCGAAATCAATCGCACGACGATCATACTTCGGATCAAAACGTGGCCACTCAAGCGGCATAGTCCCGCCACGACGAGACTTCACAAAAACAAACTTCCCTTTAACCTGCTCACGAGCCTTATCAAGAAGTTTGCCATTCTTCGGCTTAACACTAGCTTTAGCCATACCACTATCCTCCCAGGTAGAATGCCGCCCCCCCGACCTGGGGAGCAGGGGGGCGGCAACTTATTAAGCAGCTACATCAGTCCACAGATAACAAGTCTCAGCATGGCCCCACACCGCACTGAAATCTGTAAGCACTTCTTCCTCGTAGCCATCCTCAGAAACACCCTGACGATCCTTGATCAGACGAGTATCACGAGCATACTTCATTTTCACCATAGTAGGATCAAATCCAACCGCATACTTATCGTACTCATCACCCTCAAGAGCAACTTCTCGAACAAGTTTAACATCACCATGCGCTGAAATATAATCCTCCATACGCAGGCCATACTTAGTATCACCCGTAGAAGTTCGAATCTGAGCCTTCGGGAAACCAGAAGCAATAGCATGGAAGTTGCGGCTACAAACCAGCACACGCTGACTCGACTCACCACCACGGAACCATACCTTGTTACCAGCCTCAAAAACAGGCTCAGTCAGAACAGTCGCAGAATTAACATTACCAGGAGCATTCGTATTAATAAACGGAATCAGACCCGTCATCGTAGCAGTACCACCACTGGTAGCACCCTCAGAGAACAGCATCGCAAGGTTAATGTCACGCTTATGCGTAGCAAGAATATCCTTACGCTGAAGAGCAGCCTCATCACCGTTATACGTCCCACCATTCTTAGACAGCTCCATCAGAAGACCGCCAACATTCCAGTTATGACGCATCGTATGCAGATAGTTTGAATACTGCGTCTCAGTCACGCTAATAGCAGACTGAAGCGAAGCCGACTCAGCATACGCAGGGCCAATAATCAGAATTTCGTCATTATCAACAATCGTCGCAGCAGGCGTAGCACCCCACGAACGAGCAGTAACAACAATCGTAGTAGCAGAACCACCAGTAGTAGTCAGACAAGTCTCACCAGTACGAGTAAACTGAATCAAAAACCCAGGCTTAACATAGTTACCCATCGGACTATCAACAGTGAAAGTAGTATCAGTAAGACCATTAGTGATACCACCATTAATACGAGCGAACTTCGGACGAAGCTCAGAAGTATGCCAGCTAACAGTCTTAGCAATAGCACGCTCCTTACCAAGCAGCGCAACAGTCGTATAAAGAGCAGCGCCCTGCGATTCCCACTTGAACAGGTCGCCCATATCGACCTTCAGGCGAGTAGAAACAATACCAGCAACAGTAGTACGAGCACCACTAGCCACTGTAGGTGTACGATCAGCCATAACAAACCCCAATAATAAAGAACAACAAAACAAAGCACGCAAACGCGCTATCATCAGATTGCCCAAACGGGGTCTGCTTCAGGACAAAGCCCGGTACAAAAAACAAGCAGATTGCCACCAAACAGCGGGTCTGCCGCAACTCACAACTAAACTATACCCACAACACCCTAAGAATTATTCAAATTCCAAAAACCCTTAAAACCAATAGACCCACCCTTATCACCAAGACCCATAGCCTCGCGAACCAAATCCTCCTCAGAAGCACGCCGCTGACCAGACGAAGAAGCCCTACCAGCACCCTCACCCATAGCAGCACTCGCAGAAGAACGCTTCACCTTACGAGACTCACCAAGCGCCTCAGCAACCTTCTGAGCCACAAGATCATCAATATTCACACCCTGCTGATTAGCAGCCTGCCCACGAGCCATAAACAACGCCCTCTCCAAACCAGCCTCAATAGCAACCGGCGAACCATCACCAAGAATCTGAGGAAAATCATTCACAATACGACCAATAGAATCAGCCAACTCAACAGCATCAGGATGCCTCTGACGAACACGAGCAGAAGCCATAGCCATATCATTCATCAACTCACGCTGACGAGTAGGAGCAAGCTGCTCCTCCTGCTGCGCCTGAAACAACTCAGACCGCAAACTCTCAGCCAAAGCAGAAGCATTAGCAGCAGCCTGCGACAAACCAGCAGCAGACTCCTCATCACCATCCTGACGAGCAATAGCAACCTGAGCACTAATATCAGCAGCATCAGCCTGCACACGAGCAATAGCCTGCAAAGCATCCTGATAATTACCATTATTCAAAGCATACTGAAACGCCTCAGCAGGATGAGCATTATCAGCCAAATACCTAAACTGATCCTCATCATAAAAATCATCATCAGAAACACTCTGACGATCACGAAGCTGCTCCAACTCAGCCTTAACCTGATCCAACTCCTGCTTAGTCAAATTAGCCCAAGCACGCAAATCAGCATACGACTTCTTAGCCGTATCCAAATCCTTCAACTGAGGAGCAGGATCATCTACAACGTCGGAATCTTCGACCGATCCTTCGACATCGGCCTCGACGTTATCATCCCCGACAACACCATCCGATTCTCCCTCTCCGCCATCAGCATCTCCTCCAACAACGTCCTCTCCGACTCCACCTTCACCACCAACGGCAGACGGATCACTGAACCACTCATTCCCATTAGGCTCCCCCATTTGATCCAAATTCTCATCAGAAAAAAATCCAGGATCATTAATATCAAGTTTATCATCAGACATATACGCCCCCAGTCAAATAAGTCCTACAAGTCCTGCAACTTACGCATAACCCGCTCAAGAACAAGATCAGCAATCTTATCAACAGGATCAGCCTGCCCCCCAGCAACAGGCTGATCCTGGTACAACGGCACAGAAGCAGGAGCACCACTCATACCCTGCCGCACAAACGCAGACTGTGCCTTCGCATACTCAATAGTCTCATTAGGCCCAGGCCCATAATCACTAAACCTAGCAGGCTCACCAATACTATCCAAATTACGATCATCAAAAAAACGAGGATCATTAATATCACGAGTACCCATACTTACGCATCCCCTCCGCAACACGATCAGACTCAGACTCAATCAATCTAATAGCCCTCGAAATACCATCGACAACCCCCGCGTCGAACTCCCGCGACGAACAATCCCTACTAAGAGCCCTTCTCGACTCCCGCGACTGCAACTCAGCGAGCCTCCCGAGAAACCAGCGGAACGAAACCGAATGGACGAGATCATTAACGTAGGCGTGCTCGACCCTGAAATTACGCTCCAACTCGTCATCCAAGGAACGCCTCCGGCCTCGGCCCAACAACAGCAGGAGCACCAGGCTGCATAGCAGCAGGAGTACCCTCCAAACCAGGAACACTAGCAGCAGGCGGCAACTCAGGAACACTCGGCGCACCCACCGAACCCATCGAACCCGGCGTACCACCCTGCTGCATCATAGAAGGAGGAGCAACAATCACACTCTCAGCATCAATACCAAACGCTTCCAACAACCGGCGAAGAACACTCGACGGATCAACCATAGGAAGCTGACTAGCAGGATCAGTAACAGCAGCAAGCACAGCATCCCAAGCAGCCTGAGCATCCTGCCGCTCCAAATCCTTCAAAGTACGCTCAGAAGACGCAGGCTTCGGCGTAATAAACATATCAACAAGCTGCTCAGGAACAAACTCAACACTAGACCCATCAGACAACAACGCCCGAACCTCATCAGAAGCAAACTGTTGCACAAGATCATACTGCTTACCAGCAAGTTTAGCCCAACACTCATCAGCAACACTCATCATCGCCGACGAACGACCCTTACCCTGCCTAACATTAATAGCAGCCTCAGTAGCAGTATTAGCCGACGAAACACCAGCAATCGCCGAATTCATACCAGTAATACGCTCCATCAACTCACGAAGCGCACCCATCAAACTCACAATATCATACTTATTAAGATTCGCAACATCCTGCAAAACCTTAACAGTAGACTCACCATTACGCGCAGGAATCTTAGCACGAGGACGAACCACATACTCCTTAGCACGCGGATCCTCCTCAATATCAACAAGCATAGGAGGATCAACAGCAAGATTTACAGCATCAATAAGAGCATTCAACAAATTCCAATACGCCTCCTGAATATCATCAATCAGCGACATCGGACTCACACCAACAATACAATCCTCATCATCAATAATACGAATCATCGTAAACGGCAACGGACGACAATCATCCCACTCATCACGCCGAATAATCACACTCTTATTCGCAATAGTCACACGACCATACATAGTCCACATCTCATGCAACGTATGCACACCAGTACGACGAGCCTCAAACTGCTCAGTCGTCTCACCCTCACGCTTCTGATCACCATCCTCACCAACACCAACATCAGCAAGAACATCAAGATTACTATAAAACCGATTACCATCAGCATCAGTACGCGACTTCAAATCATCAAGCGTAGCACGACTACGATGAAAAACAAAAGCACAATCATCAAAATCAGTCGCAGTAGGATCAGGAAAAATATCCTCCATACGACAAAGAATACTCTTCAAACGCCCACCAGAATGATAATCATCAGCAGCCCAAACAGTCTTAACAACCTGGCCACCATCACGAGCAACAGCCCTCATAGCAAGACGAAACTTACGAGCAAAACGATCACGATCATTATAAAAATCAAGAGCCTGCTCAGCAACACGCGCATTATCCAAATGCCTAGGATCCCTAGGAGTCCACGCAAAACGAGGATCATCCACAGTCATCTCAGCATTCAATAACTCCCACTGTTCATTAGCAATAGGAGGAAAAATCATAGACCGCCAAAACGCAGGATCATCAGGATCACGCGGCTTACCATAATTCGGATTAGACCGACCAAGAGCAACCAAACGAGCACGACGAATCCGCTCCATAATCGGATCCATATGCCGCTCAGAAGAAGCAAGACGATTCAACGCCTGCTTCAAAACAGCATCATCACTCAAACCCTCAGAACGGCCAACAGCCACTACTACTTACCACGCTTCTTCTTCGAAATCTCAACAGCAGCAAGCTGCGCAAGAGCCTCACGCTTAGTCGAATGAACACCAAGCGTCTTAGAACCATCCTTCGATTGAACAATCCAATGATTATGAGCCTTCTTAATCAAAGCCATCAGTCCTCTCCGAACGCTGACGGAACCTGACCGCCCTCGCCAAACGCCTCACCAGGCATCATATCAGACTGCATACCCATACCAGGCATCATACCAGCACCCTCCTCCATATCCTGACCAAGAATAGCCCGAATAATAGGATCAGCCTGCATAAAAGCAGCCTGCTGCTGAGACTCCAACATACTATGATCAGCATCAGCCATCTGCTTAAACAAACCAGCAATAAGCTGAGCAATACTCATAGGATCAGTAGAAGGAAACTGCACACCCGGAACCCCCATACCGGGCGGCAGCCCCTCCATACCAGAAGGCAGCATCCCCATATCAGAAGACGCGCCAACCAACTCGGGCGGCAAACCACCAGCACCAGCCAAGCCAGCAGCATCAACCCCACCCATATCACCCATCATACCAAGCGCATCAGCACCAGGACTCATACCAGCCATAAAAACCCCTCTAAAACAAAACTAACGACCCGTAACAGGAAACATCCTACTAGAAGTATCCCCATCCGAGCCAAACTCAAAAAACTCCCTACGATACGCACCCTTCTGAGCAGCAACAAAAATACCCTCAGCAAACGACATAGCCAAATCATCATGCAACCCACGAGGCGCACCAACAGTCGAATCAAAATCATCCAAAAACGTCAACGACCGCAACTCAGCCCTAGTCCTCGCACACGGAACAACAATATTCCCATCAAAAGCCAACTGCACCAAATGCTGCAAAATAGGCATCTTAGTAGCCTTAGTAATACCCAAACCAAGACGGTGCCCATACTTCCAATTATCAGACTTACCCTGCAAATCCTGACGATACAAACGCCGATACCTCAACGTCTGATCCAACTCATACAAAACATGCTCACCAAAACCATTACGCTCAACCACAACAAGAGACGGAGAACCACCACTAACACGACCCTCCAAATCCTCAACAGCACCAGTCCTATAATGCTGACCCATACGCGACAAAATACGCGCAAACTCGTGCGGCCTCTCCTTACCCTGAAACGAAGCCACAACACTAATCTTACGAAACTCAACCCTCAAAACATGCGCACCACAAAAATCATCACCAACACCACTAGCAGGATCAGCACACACAACATAATACGCCCCAGCAACCGGAGCCTCCCACCGAAACACCCGACCATCCTCACGCCTACGATACACACGCCTAGACCGCCCATTAGAACCACGAAAAGCCTCATACTCCCCACGATCCAACAACACAACCTCACCACCAGAAACATCCAACGAATCCATCACACCAGGAGGAATAAGCCTCCTACCACCACTACTAAACGCCTCCTCAGGATGAGCCGGAAACTCCCTCTTAAACCGCTCATAATCACCACGAAACGACTCCAACACATCACGCCGCCACAACAACTGCTCATCAGACAACTTAAAACCACAAGCCAAATCAGACGGCAACAAACCACGCTTCTTATTCAACAACAAAAACTTACGCTTCAAACGAACAGGATCATCACCACCACCATCAACAAGAGGAAACTCATACCCCAAACGACCAACCATCGCCCGATACTCACGCTCCTCACGCGAAAACGGACGATCACCATCACGCTTCTCACGAACATAATCCTCATGCCAATACCACGGCAAAAAAATCGCACGAAACATAGACAAACCCTGCATAGCAGACTGCCACACACCATGCGTATAATCACCCTCATTACGAGCAGTAAACTCACCCACAATACTCGTACCAGGCTTATTCGCCATAGTAGGCAAAAAACCAGCCATCGTATGATGAGCATCCTTCCACAACGGAACCTCCGTCAAATGCGCCAACTGGTACGTCTCAGAAACACCAGCATCAACATTCTCACCAGACTCACGCTTAATCAACGCATTCAAAGCAGGCGTATTCCACGCAACAATATCCCCAGTATTATGCGTAGTCGGCTTAGGAGCCAAAGAAATCACCTTACTATTCGAACGAATACTAGGCAAATTCTTCAACACACGCTCCACCTTCTGAAACATAGTCTTACCAGGAGCCTCCTTATGCACCAACATCAAAGCATTCGCACCACTACCACGAATCGAACGAATCGTATTCACACAAGTAAACATCGTCGAAATACCAAACTGACGACCCTTCAAAATCCACAAACGCTCAGGCAAATCCCGGCGCTCCATATCCAACATATTCCAATACACCCAACGCTGACCACGATTAAACACCAAATTAACAACACGATTCTGCTTATCCGTAATCTTCACAAGATTCGCACAAACCCACAACAAATCAAACGCCAAACGCCAATACAACTGCTCCAAAGGAGAACCATCACGAGGAAAAGGAGTCGGCCTCACAACCCACGACCCCACAAATCCTCACCACTCACCGGATCAAAACCAGAAACACCACGCCACACACCACGCGAACCACTCACAATCCGAGTCCTAGCACCACGATGAAACACAAAACCCGACACACCCGACGAATCACACTCACCCAAAGCACAACACCCAGGATCAGAACACTCACCATCACACAAAACAACAGGCAAAACACCCATCAAAACCTCAACAGTAGGCCCACCACAAACATCACACCTCACAAAACAACCCGCCCCACACGCTCAACAAACGCACCAGGCCCAAACTGCCCACGAGACGACTCCCACCTATCAACCACCAAAGCAGAATGCTTAATCACAGACAAAACAAGAGCAGTCTCACGACGATCCTCCAACTTCGTCACAAACTGCACAACATCACCCTCACGAAACCCAGCCGTCGAAACCACAGGAACCAACGTAGAATCAGGCATCAACGAACCCGACAACTTCGTATTAACACTCACCCTGCTCACCCAACTCCTCACGCCGCCGACGAAGCGCCTCACGCTCAACCTTAACATTAAGACCAGCACGCAACCTACGACGCATACCAGAAACAGACAAAACACCAAAACCATCAGCATCAGAATGCTTAAACCTCGACGCAGACAAATTAAAATTCTCAATCAAATCACGAGAATAAAAAACCCTACCACGCACTAACCAACACCCCCCAAACCCATAAAGCGCATAAAAAACAACACACGAATCAAAGACTCAACCTCACCAAACGACGCATCACAACCAGAAACAATACACCCAAAACCCGGAACCTCAGTCTCCACCAGCATCATCCACACCACCACCATCCACATCCTCAACAGCATCCAACATAAAATCAACACCAGACTCCAACACAGCACCAGAATCACGAGCAGCCTTCATCAATTCAGCAACATCAACATGCGTAGAAGTCGAATGCTGATCAATCTGCTGACGAGCAGTAGCCTTACCAAACACACGATCCAAATTCGCACGATCCTCAGCCAACAACATCTTCAACAAAGGAACATCATCCTTAGCCAAAGACCCATCCTCAGCCTTCGCAGCCAACGCCTCCAAAGCATTCAACAAACGATCCTGAACAGCAACATGACGATGAGCATTACGCTTCAACGCCTCCTGAATCTCTTCCTCACGACGAATCGCACCGGCCTTCTGCAACAACCTCTTCTCACGCTTAACAGCCTTACTCTTCTCAATATCCTCCTGAGTAAACACATGAGCAGGAATAGAAGAATGATTCGAATCCGTCGGCCACAAGCCCTGCTCAATAAGTTTCTGCTTACGTTTAGGTCTGCCAGCCATACACAGGATCCTACCAAAATCACCAACACCAAAAACTCAAAAATTAAAAAAATCCCTGTAATGTCATATATATATATGCGTGTAAATATGTGCGGGGGTAGGGGGGTGCAGCATCACGCGGCCAGCATACCAGACGACACCCCCACCCCCTATCTGACACAAAACCCCTGCAAAACGGCACAATATTGTGCAACAAACGGTGGAATATTGCACGGCGGCAATGGCAGCATCGGCGAATCGCGCGTCGAATCGGTCACACCGGCGGCAATCCGTGAGCAACGCAACGCACCGAAACTACCAGAGCAAGCCAGGCACCCCGCGCACACGCACGCATACGCGCACACGCATACGCGCATATTGGCAGCATATAGTTTGATCGAATGCCAAATAATAGTTGACAGTGTGTAACATTGCCGCTATGATGACCGATATACAGGCAACGCAACACGAAGGGAACATAACATGTACCACGAAACGATTACACCCCGAACCGATCCTGTAAACCTAGACGATTGCGGGAAGCAGGTATTGCGCATAGTAACACCGGACACCGAAAACCTAAACGCATGGGTGGAAATCATCTATGCGCAATCTAGCGATGACCTGTCCGAAAACGCTAGGAAACTTTGCAAAGATTACGGCATCGAAGCAGACTATATCGACGGGTTCGGCATTTGGGATTATCTTGACGGCCAAATACTCGACTACCACACGCTACGCGCGGCAGATGGAACGATCCTAGAGGTACACCTACTTGTCGGATATGGTGGCCCCAATATCTGGGAGCATATCGACGAGCGTGGCAACTGCGAAACGCGCGTATATTGGTGGGGAACAACCGGACGCGGCGAAACGCAACACGAACTATACGCGATGATATTTGAATGTATGCGTGAAATGATAGATTGCACATGACGGCTATTGCCGTCGTCGGATACTGTCCGGCCTGACGAGTCCACTAGGACGAAACGGCAATGCAACATGAAAGGAGCATCATGCACGCTAATCCATCGCAACTAGCACGAATCATGCGCGTATCACGACAAACGATACACACATGGGCGCACAAACCAGGCTTTCCCGATCCACTACCGGGAACGAATGTGCGCAACGTGTGGAAAGTAAAGAAGTGGGCAGAAGAAAACAAGAAAGGAACCAAGAATGACTAACCAAACCATTACACCACCAGCAAGCAAACAGGAAGCAATCAATTTGCTCACATCAAACGTGCAAGCGTGGAACAGGATGCGTGAGGCGAATTTTGAGTGGATTCCATACTTGCGCGGTGCCGACCTGTGCGGTGCCAACCTGCGCTATGCCAACCTGTGCGATGCCAACCTGAGCGGTGCCAACCTGTGCGATGCCAACCTGCGCTATGCCAACCTGCGCGGTGCCGACCTGAGCGGTGCCGACCTGAGCGGTGCCAACCTGCGCGGTGCCGACCTGCTCGGTGCCTACCTGATTTGTGCCAACCTGAGCGGTGCCAACCTGTGCGATGCCAACCTGCGCGGTGCCAACCTGTGCGGTGCCGACCTGAACGGTGCCCACCTGCGCGATGCCGACCTGAGCGG